TTACTCACTTAATTGAGAATATTCATTAGATATATCTTGAATTGATAATTTAATCATATCAATTAACTGACCTACATTTGGAATATCCTTAGAGGTTTTAATATCAAATTGACCTGTTTCAAGGAAACAACTTCCAGCTAGTATTTTTACTGATTCATCTGTTGATGATAGTTGAAAAGTTATTACTGATGGTTGTTTATTAAAATCATAATCAAAAATATACTCAACTGTAAATTCTTCGGATACATTTTCTGATAAAATCTCTGAAATTCTTCTTTGTTTTAAATTAAATTTGTTGTCCATAATATTATAAATTAGTCATTACTATTATTCTACTTTGTCGATAAATACCAGCTTCAATAAACACAACTTCGACAGATGGTTTTGAAGTTATTGCATCTTGAAATAGTGGTCCATAATTCATAAGATACCAACCGTTCGATATATTTGCTGTTCTTGAATTGTTATTTGATTTATAACCATTGTATTGCTGCCAATCTGCATTTGAAGGAATAGTTCCATTAAAATACTCCCAGCATTGAAAATTTAGTTTATTTTGTTCAATTAAATAAATACCATTAGAATTAGTGATTAAAGGTGTTAAATAAACTCTTATTTCATCATCAAATGCATCAATATTTGTAACAGGTATTCTATAAAATTTTCTTTCTGACCAGCTTTCTTGTGAGTAAGCTACATTTACTAACCCTCGAGAAGGATCAAGTTTAAACATCAAATACCCATCTTTATGATAACCATTCATTGCAAAAACACCATTTTCTAAACCAAATTTGAATGCTAATTGACCATTAGGATGATAGAAGTTCATTGTACCATCATCTAAAGTGTTCCATGCTGCTTTATTTCTGTTTTGAGCTGTCCCACCAGCCCAAAGTCTAACAGACTTTGAACCGCTCTCGTTAAGACCACTTAATCCTGCATTGGATTGAAATTCGGAACCAACCATTAATAATCCTGTTGCAATTACATTTTGATCTATTGTAGTGCCTAAGAATGATGTAATACCATCAATCCTTTTCATTGTATTATCAAGTTCAGTAATTTGTTGTTGAACGTCTTCTGGCGCAGCAGACCAATCTGTTACATTAGTTCCTTTGCTTATTTTTACTTTAGAATCAGTTGGATAAGAAACAACTAATCCAACAGCATTATTTGGAACTACATCAGTAAAGGAATTAAGGTTATTTGCTTTTCTTGATATTAAGTTACCAGCTGAATTTACATATTTATATCTCCAATAATTATCAGTATTCTGAACTGTTGATTTAGTAAATACTAATGATGTACCTGCAATTACTTTGATAGTAAAAATACTTGTTGAACAGTTATCAAATACACCTTCATTCCCATCTTGACCTATAATAGTATTCTTTTTCTCATTGTTTCTAATTACTAAATTTCTACCTACAATTTCAGTTGAACTAACTAAAGAATTCTGAATATCTGTTAACAACTTTACATTAGCTTCATAATAAAGATTAAAATTTGAACGAAAAGTAGTTCCGATAATATCAGTAGTTGTTGACAAATTACTTAATAGTGGAGTTAAATAGTTATTTAATGCGTTATAAGCACTTGTATAAGTTGTGGCTGATACGTTTAATTTATTTGCATCTAAAATATTCTGTTGATATTCTAATTTTATTCTATTCCATTCGGTTAGTGTTGTTTGTTTTTCTGATGGTGATAATTTATTGTCACTAGCAATATCACTTAATGTATTATTTGCTGCAGTTGCATCATTTTGGGCTTTATTAATTGCGTTATCAATATCTTCGGGTGCAGGAGTCCAATCAGTTGCTTTTGTTCCTTTTTCAAGCTTACAATTCGCAATATAAAATGTACCTATCCCGTAAATTCTAAATGCAGCATTTGATGTAAATATTTCATTCATTGTAAAATACTGCCATTGATTAGTTAATTGAACTTTTTTAGCTCTGGAAATACCAGCACCATCAAACCCAATATAAGCTTCCATATTCACATCAGCCTTTAACCAAATAGAATATGTGTAAGATTCGTTATTTATAAGATTTAAATTACTATTATAAGTACCTGAAGTTATTGTGTTGCTAATGACCTTTAAGGTATTAGTAAATCGCGTATCACTTACAACTGATATGGTGGAATTAACAACTGTCCAAAATTCAACACCGTTAATAAAATTACTATTTCTAATTAAATTCCTTCCTCCAATAACAATAGAATTGTTTATTTGTTCAAATGCGGGGGAATCAGGTAAAAACTCAACAGAACCGTAAATTTTACGATTATCAATATCAATAAACGTTTGTCCATTTTGTCCTAAAATTTTACCTGTTGTAATTTCACCACCGTTAATATTTGAGAATCCGTAAGATGTTTTAATCTTTCGAAATCCATCAGTTACAGATGATAAATAACCATATTCGAAATGATAGAAATTTGGATCAGCATCAAATCTTATTTGTTCTGTAGTAACTATCAAATTGGCATTCATTCCAACTCGTTGACAACGTAAATAGATGTAATTAAATACAGATGATATGTTGTTTATTTGACCTGCTAAAATATTCCAAATTCTTTCTGTTGTATCATCAATTGTAAAATGAATTAACTGTCCAATAGTATTTTGAGCTGTCGTATTATTTAAAATAGAAAACTGTGCATCTTTTATTGTGTATTGCTGGCTCCTTGCTCCAACAGCTAACATTTTAGTCTCAATAGAAAGTGGCTTTATTTTATCAGCATCAAAATAACCATCGGTATCGAATATATTTTCTTGAATCTCTCTTGAAAATAAATAATTACGGCGAACGTTACGATCAACTTGTTGTTGATGTTGTATTATTTGATTTTGCCATTTCTGATCATCTAAATATTGACGTACATAACGAGAGATTTGAACTTCATCAGCTAACTCAATTTGAACATTATACTCATCTTGTAAATCTTGTGATAAACCAATAACACGAATATCTGCTTCTAATTTGAATGCAGCGTCAAGCATACGAACAGTTTGACCAAGCTTAATTTTTATATTTTGCTCTTCGAAATAAAATAAATCAGATACAGCAGAATACTGTAATCTTGGATTACAATTCGCAGTTAAATATTCTGTAGCACGATTCTTTAATTCTGTTTGTGCTTCTGTTTTATATTGCGAAGGCATCACAATATCTGTTAAAACATACTCATCACCAATAGCTGGACGCATTAACTCGCTTGGTACTGTAATTGCTTTTTCTTCTTGGTTGGGTTGAAGTTCGAAAGTTTTGGTTGTATTATTAAAACCAAACTCTTTTACTTCGAATGTGTAACCAGCTAATTGACCTGTATTAAATGTTACTTTAACAGTAGTAACAGGAATTAAAACATCAGATGAATTCAAATCAAATTCTAACGTATTATCTGAGAATTGTAAAAAATTAGAAGCATTTACAGCTGTTACCTTTCCTTTACGATTTGGGAATACATCTTCTAATATTTCAGTATGTTCAATAACTCCATACTTTTCGGTGTTTATTTCCAAATAAGGAACATCCATCATTAATCTATTTGACCAATTGCCATCTTCAGCTATAATATTCTTTGTAGAACCAACTGCATATAAACGTGTAACAATATTAGAAGCATCAATACTTGTTCTTATTAATGAGCGTAAACCTTTTGATTTTCCATATTCCAACGTTAAACCTGAAAACTCTTTTCTTGTAGTGAAATGAATAGTTTTATCCTGATCTATCCAAAATTCATTTTTAAATTCATCTGCTAATGTTGTAAGAGCAGTTAAAAGATTGTTTGCAGAGTAAGAGATATTTTTTGTTTCTGTTTCATCAACAGTTCCCAATTTCCAACCATTTTGTACACGATTTGCATTTTGAACAATTAATTCCAAAGTCAGTCGAGCATCTCCCATAATAGAGAAATCTGTAATATTTAAATTATTATTTGTGTCTGGAAATAGTAACTGAACTTTTGCTAACTCGTATTTTATGCTCTCAAATTGTAAAGTATAATTATATTGGATAGATGATATTTTTTCTTCTGTTGGAGCTACATTTAAAATAAATAATTGTCCATAAACTTCTACCATATCACCAATTAGAAAATCAATTGGTTCAGATAAGGTAAAATTCATATTAACCAATTCATCACCCATTATTTTAGCGTCGTATGTTCCAGTAGGAACAACAGACGCTATAATTTCATTATTTCTTTTAATATTATAATACATTTGGTTTTATTAGAATAGTTAAATCAAATTTTACGAATACTTTATTTACGTTTTTAAGGCGTTTTAAAGCATGATTAAAGTTGTTGGCTGATTTATAGAAGAATTGATAATTCATATCATGATCATCAATCCATAAGACTTGAAAATTAGGTTTAGTAATCTCCTTAAAAAAAGTATTATACTTAAACCAAAAGTCTGCATTATCATCTGCCATAAATGCCATTTGCAATGTGATTTCTTGATCATTAAAGAATACTTTTTTTAATTGATATTCTTGACCATTCTCATCTTGCCAATCAAAAGATAAAGGTGTTTTGCGTTCAGGATAAGCCAACAATCTTTCACGTCCTGTTAAAATGGCAAGACCATAAGTTTCTTTTAAATCTATATTATTGATTTTATCACTCATTTTATATGGTTTTAAACAATTCCTCCGCTACGTCCGTTATCGTTTGCCATTTTCGTTAATAAATCTTTTATTTTTCGAAGTTCACTAACTGACATCTCTGTATTGGTAGCCGTTTGTCTTGTGTTAATTTCTATTTGCCCAAGTTGTTCTATCATTCGGCTACTACTAGCTAATTGTTGTGCAGCTCCACTTTGTAAAATCTTATTTGTTTCTAGTTGCACTAAACGTAACCCTCCGAATTGACCAGCTAACAAATCTGCTTGATCTGCTGTAATTCCAGATATTGCACCTTTTAAAGATGTTGCATTACTTACAGTTCCAGACATGTTTATTCCTGTTTGATTAATCATGTCCATGTACTGTTGTGCGTCTTGTGCAAGCTTCATATACATTTCTTGGAACTGTTTACGTTCATCTTCAGTTAGTACACCATCGCCCATCATTTCAGCTAAAGCATCTTGTAATTTCTGCATTTCAGGCTCTAAAACCTTTGCAGACATACCTGCAATCATTGCATCACGTAAGAAACCTTCTACATCGTCTGCAAAATCAGCAAAAGATCGTTTACCACTTTTAAGACCTTCAATAATAGAATCTGCAATACTTTGGGCTGTTGTACCTGTAAGCGCATTTTTAAGATCTATTTCTAGCTGTCTCATAGCTTCATCAATAGATCCGTATTCATCACGAACTTTTTTCAATTGCTCATAAGCTTCTTTAGCATCTCCAGTTAAAGGTTTTTGAGCATTTAAACGTTCTAAACGCTCAAAAATATCATCGGTTAATTGTGCACCTTCTTTTAGTCCTAAGATTTTAGAGATAGTTGATTTTTCATCTATCACTACAGTTTTACGTCCGATACCAAAAACTCCACCTTTCTTTTTTGTTGATTTTCCGACAATAGTTTCAGAATTTAATAGACGATCAAATATTGATTGTTGATCTCGTATAATGGATTCTTTGTTCTTTTTTAAAGCATCCATTTCCTCTTTAATATTTTGAACACGTGAAACGTATAGATCATTGATTCTAGCTTCAATTAAAAAACGATCTCGTAATGTCTTGTTATACTCTAGTTGAGAAGCAATCATTTCAGCTTGGTATTTTTTAATTTCTTCTTGTGCTTTCTTTTCGCTTTCTCTCGATTTTTTACCAATGGATAAAACACCAGCTATTGTTTTCATAGTACTTGTGATACCTCCAACAATATCACCTGAAGAAAAAGAAGCTACAGCTGACGCAGCACTACTCGCAACATCCAATAAATCTCCCATTGTTTCTAATGTAGAAGACAAACCAACATTGCTATCACCAATAGCTGAAGCCATATCTTTGAAACCTCCTGCAAGTTGTGCGGCTTTCTCTGAGACTATTTGAGCTTTTAAACCTGTTGTAATTCTTAATTCTCTATTAATCTCTTCTAATCTTTGAATTTCAGCAGGATCAATTGGTAAACCTTTAGGACGTTTAGCAATCAAATCTAATAAACGAGCCTTCTCTTGTAATAATGAATTTTCATATAAACTTAATTCCGACGAACTTAATAGTGTTTTTGCTTTTTTCTTTTCTGATTCAATAAATGCTTTTTGTTCATCAGTTAATGATCCGTCAAGTTTTTGTAAATATTCGTCTAAAGTTTGAATTCTTATTGCTAACTCACGTTTTGAAATTCCTATTAATGATTGTGACATTCTTTCATAGATTGTCGTTCTCTCGTACATATCAGCATTAGCAGAATTAATTGCCTCTTGGCGTAAAATTTCATTTTGCTTTAAATGTTCAGCTTTTAATTTTTCGTCAGTCGTTGATTGAAGTGTTAAAGCTTTTTTATCATACAACTCATTAATCCTTTGTAAATTTTCACGATGTGTTATTGTTGCTTGATAAGCTTCTGCAAATTCATCAATTTGCTTTTGGTTATTTCCCTTGTCTACATCTGTTTTTAAAGTTTGTAAGGAATTTAAACGCTCGTTTTGTTCAAATGTCCTATTTTGAATATCTGTTAGCTTTTTAATTTCAGCTTCTAAAACATCAGAGAAAGTTCCAAATTCTTTCTGAGCAATATCATAACGTTTCTTTGCTTCTGTTTCTCCAATTTTAGTTTTTAGAGCTTCGTAAGCTGCAAATAAATCTTGTTGCTCTTTTAGATTTTTTAGTAAATCTTTAGTTTCATTTTCATAGGTTTTAATTTGAATTTCTTTTGTTTCTAAAACATCTATGCGTATTAAATCTTTTTGTCCTAAACCAACTTTTTGCGCTTCTTTACGAATTTGATCGTATTTCTTTTTAATCTGAGCAATTTCATTTCCTTCATTCTCACGATTATTTAAATTATCTTCAAGCGCATTAATTTTTTCTTGTATTTTTTTTCGAGCTTCAGCTAAACGTTCTGCTAACTCTTTTGCTTTTTTTGCTGCTGCTTCAGCATCTCTTTGCCTTTTATCATGTGCTTTTTTTGCTTCATCAGTTTGCTTTTTCTCCTGATCTGCATACAAAAGATTTAAATCTTGTTTTAACTTTATTTCTTCTTCAGAACCTTTTTCAACTAATCTCAATTGCGCTTTGATATTCTTCGCTCGACGAGCATATTGTTTTTCTCCAGTTCTCGCTTCGATAACTTCAATATTTCGCATATCCTCTTCGATAGCTTTTTGAAGTTTTTTATTTTGCTTTTCTTGAAAAGATGCATTTAAAGAATCTTGTTTGGCAGCATTAAAAGCATCTGTTATATTTGTTCCAGCTCCTTTTATTTCATCCAAAGCACCTTTAAAATCAAAGTTTTTTATTCGCATTAAAGTATTCCAAACAGTTTTCCATAATTCTAAATAAGCGTTTAGGAATCCCCACAAATAGGCTTTTAATTTATCTATTTGGTCACCAAAACCATTTAATGCAGGAAATGAATTTTTAATGGATGCCGTCACTTTATCCCAGTTAGCAATTACAGAAGCTAATAAAATAATGATTAATCCAATACCTGTAGAAGCTAATGCAATTCGAAATAATTTTAATGCTCCAGTTGAAGTTCCTACAACAAGTGTGTAGGCTTTTTGTGCCGCAGTTTGAGCAATTGTAACAACAGAATCTGCACGTTTTAACTCTACTTGAATTTGTTGTAATCCTTGTAAAATTGCCATTGTTGCTGTTACTTTTGCTATTGTACGTTCTACATCTTCATTTTCAGAACCAAATAAAGCGGCAGCACCTTGAGCCATTGCAAAACCTGCTGAAATAGCTGTAGTTGCTCGAATCAAAGTATCAAGACCAGCTGAAGCAGAAGAGCTTGCATTGACTTCTTGATTAACCTTATTTAAAGCTGTACGAATTTCTGTAGCACGATCTTTTAAATTTTCGTACTCTTTACTATTTTCTTGATTTGCCAAACGTAAACGAGCCATTTCTTGAATTAGATTTTCAAGTTCTGTTTGTAGCTGAACAACAGTTTGCTTTTGTTGAGTTATTTTTTTACCAAATTCATCAAACCCAGTTTTTCCAGCATTTTTAAGGTCTTTTATTGAATTTTCTAAAGTCTCAATGTTCTGATTTAAAATTTGGATTTTTTCAGGATCAGTTTCTGAAGATAATTGCGCTTGAAATTCCTTTAACGCATCATTCATTTGGTCTATACTATTTCCTGCTGCATCATAAATAGCTGGAGATCGTCCAAGCATCTCGTTTGCTGTTTCAATATCAGCAGATAACTTGGCGAACTCTTCTGAATTTGGGTCTAAGTCATTTAATTTTGCTGAAACAAAATCAATAACAGTTCCCAATTGCTCCAGCTCATCATCTGTTTTATTCAAATGAGTAGATAATACTTCTAATTCTTCTGGTGTTGCAAATGATGGAGAAAAAGTTGTATCGGAGATTTGATCTATTAATTTTCCAGCCTCTTCTAACTTAGCATTAGTTTGCTCAATTTGTGCAGTATCTAATAATTCAACTCTTTGGTTGGCTGTTTGAATTATTTTATCAATTGCAGATTCAGCTTGGGTGATTTGATATTCGTAAACCTTTATTTGTGTTGGATCAAATGTTGTCTCCAATTGTTCTTTAAGCCAAACGAGTGCCTCTGCATGGCGTTTTATCGCATTTGATTGCGCTTCTGTTAGTTTAGCATTTTCATTTAATACACCTTTACCAGCTAATTGCGCTTGTACAAAATCGTTAAATGATGTTTTTGCTTGAGCAACTGACTTATCCAATTGCCCTGATGATGCCATCATTTTATTAAAATCTGCAATTACTTCTTCTCCATTAATTGCTATTCCTAATTCTATTGGGTCTAAATCACTCATGATGTTATTATTCTTCTGTTGCTCCGAGCCAATTTGCTAAATCTGCATCTGTTTCGAATGAATCTGCTTGTTTCTTTTTTGTTGATGTTCTTGGTGCATCTGAAATCATTAGTTGTAATGCAGCAAAACTTGTATTGTAGATAATTTCTTTTTTTGACCATCCAGTTTCTTTAGCCACCATAAAAATGAATCCTGCAACGCTATGAAAGCTTTCACTTATTAACTCGTTGTCTCCTTTTGACTCAGATTCATCGGCATCGTGATGCGTGTCGCTTCTGTTAATCTGATAGTATTCGTAAAATCCTGTATTCCTCCGTAAACAATAACTAATTGATATAGATAAAATAATTCTTTTGCTTGAAGTCTGCCATGTAGTAAGTAAGCTATATACGGGACTATAAATTTCAACCAACGATTATTAATAATAGATTCTGCAACAATTTTACTAACTGCTTTATTATGCTTTAGGAGAATTTCAAAACCTTGGGGAACTGTTAATTCATCTATCGATTTTATTTGCATTTGCAAATAATGAATCGCAACTCGTTTTAAGGAATAAATTGAAAGAGCTTTTACAACGAGATTTATTTTTTTCTTGCCAAATAAACGTAAAAAAAGAGGTGCCGTGACTGGCACTTTGACACCTCTTTCTATTAATATATTAGCAGCTCTTTCTTCTACATTGAAATCCATTAAGGCGTTTTCTTACCGATTAATACAGCAGATTTTCCATCACCTGGTGATAGTGGTTTTAAAGTAACCTCTAAAAGAGATAAACCATTTTTTACGAAACTCGCATTAAATCTTGCAAATACTCGACATTTCGGAAAATGAAAAGGCAAATCTGCATTAGTTAAGATTTCAATTGCTTCATAAATCTCAGGCATTACAACAGGTTCTGCCCATTGTCCATCTACGATGGTACCACCTTTCAATTTAACCAATGTTTCAGGTGAGTAATCAAAGGTTGAAAAAGTAATATTTTTACCTCCTTTTACTACAAATGTATGAACTGGATCATCTTCTTGATCTGAAAACTCATCTGTTACTGTCGCTTCATCTTCTGAAAATGTAACAGAATCACGATAGGTTTTACACAATTCAGTTAACACTGCTGGCATTGCTCCAGTTTCTGTAATTGGAGCACTGTTGATTTGTTTACAACCGTATGTTTTTACCATTTTAAAATCTTTTAAATGTTGTTTAAATACTGTTTAATCCTCTTTTGTTTCAGCTGGATTCTGTTCTGTTTTTTGTTCTGAACTCTCTTGAATTACTTTTTGTTCATTCAAAGGATTATCTGCAACATTCGTTTCTGAAGATGTTAACTCAGCTTCTTTTTCTTCAATTGAGGCTTTTAATTTTTCAGAACCAATATTGTGAGCTGGTTTTTTACCGAATAACTCCTCATAACGAGCGAATAACTGTTCACGCTCTTCGTTATTTTGTTTTGGAGGAAGCGTCGTATTTTCTGTTAATACTTTTGGAGATTTATCCGCTACAAAATGATGAACTGTTTTGTCTGCTAAACGATGACTATGATTTTCAGCACGATTTAACGCTGTAAATCCTTGTTCGTCTGTGCAAATAAAAACTTCTGATAAACCATGCGCATCCATCATTTCTTTTGCCTTTGGAGCCAATTGCTCTCTTGTGATATTTTCTTTTGCCATTTTTTAAAAATTAAAAAGGTTATAATTAAGCCCTATACCAACATAAGGCGTTGTTTTAAGTTGATTATCTTGTTGTATTACACCATATCCAAGCTGAATTCCGACACCAAATGGACGCTGTTTTTTCTCTTGAATGGTAAAGGTTTGTAAGCCTTTTATTGTAACTCTTGGATCATCAGAATAAACATCTACATAATTAGTTTGCTTACCTAAGAACCACTTTCTGTCACTATATCGTGCTACATTTAATCCAACATCGTAATTAAGCGCTACCAAATTGCTATCTTTATTATAATCCAGCTTTAGCCATTTATCTTGATACACCATATTAGTCGATTCAGATTGTGTTAACTGAACTCTCGCTTTTAATTCTGCGTTTACTTTCGTGACTTGATTTATTTTATTTAGCGATATTGATAACGCTCTTTCGAGACTGTCGGCATAACTCTTAGATATAGCCAAACGCTTTGCGGTTTCATTATCAGGAATTATTTTATCTTGATAAACAACATGAGGAATTGAATCTCGGATGTACTTTTTAATGACGGTCGCTTTGGCTCCAGTACTCACAAGTTCATTAAATTGCTCTCGTTGTTGTTTTTCAGCCTTACATTCTCTAATACATAGCCCAGTTGTCACACAACTGAAAAAGACTAATAATATGATGATCAAATTTTTCATTGCAATATTTTTTTTACGAACCCTTCCGTTTTATCTCTGTATATAGAATCTTTGGTTATCATTTCGTTTTTGAGCGATTTATTTTCGGATTTATAAAAAATCATCGATTCGTACAGTTTAATTCTATCGTTACGCTCATCAAGGATTTGTTTAACTAAAGCTTTTTTTTCAACCTCGCAATCGTCTTTATCATCTTCCTTTCGGATGAATAAAAATCCTATTACTCCACAGGCTATCAACAATAAGCCGATTAATAAAGAGATAACTACCGCTTTTGGGTGCTTTTGAATATTATCAATTGTAAATGGTTGCGGTAGTTCTGGTTTCATACATTATTTATTTCTGTCGTATTTAATAGCTATTTTTTCTACTAGATCAAGAATTTGTTCCTCTTTTTCAATAAAAATTTTCAAATCAGTTTGAATAAAACCAAACTCTATCAAAACTGCTGAACCTCTTAAGTTCAGAATACCAATAGAAGAATGTTGAGACAGGTTCTCAACCTTAACTCCCCGATTTGGAATTTTCATTATTTCAGACAATCCGTCAACTAATTCTTTAGCGGCAGCTTTTGAATCAGCTCCTGCATTCTTAGAAATAAATGTTTCAACACCTGTTGCAGTTCCTCCAACTGATGAATTAAGATGAAAAGCTAGAGTAATATCTCCTGTTTTTAACAAGGGTTTAATTCTGTTTTGAAAAACTCTATTTGTTTCAGAGTCTTTGTCAGAAATATGATTATGCCCTTTAGCTGATAATCTTGCAGACAGCTTTACTCTGAATCTTCTCATCACTTCAAACTCAGTAACGCCGTTATGTACAGCTCCAGAATCTTTTTCATGATGACCTGCATCGAGGATTATTTTTTCGGGTGCAAAAAACTGTATCATTACGCTCCTAATGCTTGTGATAATACAGCAACACCTTTATAGTCTTTACGTCTTGCACGTCCTCCACATCTTACAAGGAATGAATAAATATCTCCATAGAAAACAGGATTACCTTGATCATCGAATGCCTCTGTTGTTCCAATAGCCTTTTCAAGCATATTTTTATTCCAAAATAAACATCCATCTGAATCGTCTGCCTCTGCAATTGATTCAAATCCTTTAAATTCTTTATCTGAATTTAATACGTAAACACTTGATCTAATCAAAATATTCCAACCTTGCACTTTATAGATAACCCCTTCTTCACGTTCTTTTTGAGAAACTGCTGTCATATAAGTTGCTGTTACTGGAGAATCTGCTGGAAATAAATGTACTGCGGCTTCTGGTGTAATAAGAGCATACATCTGTCCTTCTTTCCATGATTTATCCTTTCTAAACTTAACCTGCATACGTTGTAAATCTGTTAAAGAAAATGCCTTTCTCTTTCCTGATGCTCCCGCAACTGTAGCATCAATCAAAATTGAAGAATCAGTCAATAAAATATTATCTTTAGGTAATTCTTTATTGTCTCCAACTGGAGAAACTACAAAGTTTGTTAACATACCTTCAGCAACTTCTTCAGATAAGTTTTCGATGTCTTCATCTAATACTGAACGTCTTTTATCATAAGACAACTCTTTTGTTTCAGCATTTTTGATTAACACAGGGTCAGTTGTATATTCATCAATCATATACAATACTTGACCGTCTAATCTTGTTTTAACCGTTGCTGGCAACAATTTTCGATTTTTTTCCACGTTTGATGGTTCACCTGCTTGAGGAATATGTACAATTAAACCATTAACTATATTATCTTCGCTTACATCAGCTACATGATTCAAAAATGAATTATCTTCAAGCAACTTACCATATATTGTACTTTGCCAAATTTCAATTTCTAATCCCATTATATTCTTTTTTTAATTTTTAAACATTTGTTGGTTTTTTTCCGAATTGCTGTTCGAAACGTTGAACATAATAATCAGGATTATCAGCTCTCAGTTTTCCTAAGTGATTTCCGCGATCCAATTCCTGCCAACTCATTTTATCTAATGCGGCTAATTGTGCAGCGGGAGTTTCTAATTTTCCAGCAATTGGTTCTCGTTTAGGTAAAGTTTCTAATAGTTTTAATCCTTGTTCGTAACCTGATTTAAGAACCATTTCATCAATTGGAGCTTTTCCAGCTTCATCAATACGACCATCCTTTATTGCTGCGTCTCTTTCAGCTTCATATTTCGCTTTTAATTCGGCAGTTTGCGTATCAATTAACGCATCGTATTTTGATTTTAATTCTGCGTTAGCCGTTTTCAACTGTGTATTTTCAGTTGAGTATTTTAGTTCTATTGCTTGAATAGCTGTTAGAACATCAACTTCAGTTGCGTTGTCTGAAAGTTGTAAATGAGAAATAACTTTTTTCATTATAATATCCTTTGGATTAAAAATTTGTTCTTTTGCTGATAAACAAAGGCTTTCGATTTCAGAAGCACTTAATTGTTTACCTTCTGTATTGTAAAGTGTGATTGTTTTAGAATTAGAAGGAACTGCGACGATAGAAATCTCTTTCAATTCACATTTGATTAAAACAACCTCTCCTGAAATGACATGGAAATCCTCAGGGTTAAAATCGAATCCAAGCGAACAGCCTTTTAATTTTCCTGCTTTTACTTTTCTTACAACCTCTTTTCCTTCGGGGTCTTCGGTATCAAAATCGGGGGAGCCTAAAAACTGAGAGCCTTCAAATTTCAAATTTGTCCAAGTACCTAAAACATCTTTTGTATTGTTTCGATGGTCATTTAAACAAACAGGGTTCTCTTTAAATCTTTCTAAACTGATTCCTGCATTTAACACACGAAAGCCATAGTTATTTAATTGCGTTTCGTCATTTAAGACAAATGATTTTTGCATAAGCTTTTGTGTTTATTGTTTCACGTTTCTGATGCAAATTTTGGTTAGAAAAATTCCATACGAAAAAAGTCAATCTATCATACTCTTAAAATTGGGGTATCATACCCCAAAATCTAGGGTATCATAAGTGAAGTAATTTATTAGCTGAGCGTTACACAGCAACTTTGCTACATAATAAGAAGAATATGGCAAGATTAACCGCTGAAAAACGCAAGGAAAAAGAGGAGTTTGCTAAGCTTTTATTCACCAAAGAAAACGTTACAGATTTTACAGAATTAAAAAGGCGTACTGGAGTAAGCGAAAAAACGCTTCGTGCATGGGAAAAGGAAGGCAATTGGCAAAAATTAAAGAGAAACATTGTTTTAACTCGTGACGAGCAAATGGCAATGATGTATGATGAATTAGCAGAGATAAACGAGTTTATTCGTAATAAAGCTGAAGGTTCACGTTTCGCAGATCATAAAGAAGCATCGGTACGTCGTCAATTAGTAAAAGATATTAAAGATTTGGAAACAAAAGCAATGCTTCCAGAGATTATAAATTCTTTAACTCAATTCTTAGATTTTGTTCGTAGAAATGACATAGAAGACACTAAACTACTTGCCAATTATGTAGATCAATTTATTAAACAAAAACTTAGAGGAAATGGCATTCACAACTACTAAAACTAGAGAAGACAAAGCGGCTCTTGATTTTTGGGAAGAATACTATAAATCTATTCAAAACACAGATATTGTTGATACTTCTGAACCTGCTGAAGAAAAAGAAAAACGTATCAAACGATTAGAAGCTGATCCAATTAAATGGATGAAGCATCATTTTGAGAAATATTGTACAGCTGAGTTTACACCGTTTCATGAAAGATTTATCAAAAGAGCTATACAGAATCCTGAAATCTATTTAACCAACGCTTGGTCTCGTGAGTTATCAAAAACAGGTGTAACCTTTTTGGTGATGATGTATTTGCACTGCACAGGTAAAAAAAGATTTACATTAATGATCTCTGCAACGAAAGATGCAGCAGAACGTTTGCTAAAACCTTACAAGCTTGCTTTTGAAAAGAACCCACGTTTACGAAATGATTACGGAGATCAAGTGAATTATGGTTCATGGGCTGGTGATGATTTCACAACAAAATTAGGTTCTCGTTTTATTGCCGTTGGTGCTGGTCAAGCGCCACGTGGTGCCCGTAATGAAGAGTTACGTCCTGATAGTATTATCATGGATGACTTTGATACTGATGAAGAATGTCGAAACCCTGATTTAATAGATAAAAAATGGGATTGGTTTGAACAGGCAGTATATGGAACTAGATCTATTTCTAACCCTTTATTAGTGGTTTGGAATGGAAATATTATTGCAGAAAACTGTTGCGTAAAAAAAGCGATTGAGGTTTCAGATTATTATGAGATTGTTAATATCAGAGATAAAAATGGTAAATCAACATGGGCAGATAAAAATACAGAAGAATTTATCGACCGTGCACTATCAAAAATTTCTAAAGCATCAGCACAAAAAGAATATTTCAACAATCCTATTGTTTTAGGTAAAGTTTTCGAGAAGTTACATTATGGTAAAATGCGCCCTCTAAAGGATTATAAATTCTTAATTGCTTATACCGATCCATCTTATAAAAAAAACGCAGATACAAAAGCAACAGCATTAGTTGGAAGATGGAAAAATGAATATCATGTTATACGAATGTATTGTGGACATGTTAAAACTTCTGTAATGCTTGATTGGCAATATGATATTTTGAACTGGGTTAATAATGACGTTGCAATTTATTTTTGGATAGAATGGCCGTGGATTGATGATATGTTGAAGCAAGAAATTAAACTAGCAAATAAGCGTCATAAATACATTTTGCCTTTAAAACCTGATGATCGTGATAAGCCTGAAAAATTCTTTCGCATAGAATCTAATATTGAACCACTAAACTCTAATCATCAATTGATTTTCAATGAGAAGTTTAAAGATGATGATCACATGAAAGAAACTGAATTTCAATTCAAAGCATTATCACCAAAATCACGTGCACACGATGATGCACCCGATGCAGTTGAAGGAGCTGTTTGGAGAGTTAATAAAAAAGCACAAGAAAATGTTGCACCACCAACTGGAATACCAATTACTCAAAATCAAAAACGATATTAACATGTACTTAGATATAGAAGAATTAAAAACGCACGCCTACGATGAAGAAATAGGCGAAATTATTAGAGAAGATGAAACAATTGCATTAGCCTGTATTGACATGGCAATTGAATATGCTTCATCCAAACTAATGAAGCATTACGATGTAGAAAGTATTTTCAAAAAAGAAGGTTCTGAGCGCAATCCTTTGCTTTTAAAAATAATTAAAGACATTGCTATTTGGGAGATTATTGGTTTAGCAAACCCAAGTATTGATTATGAAGACAAAAAATATCGATATCAACAAGCAGTTGATTGGTTAACGGCTGTTTACAAAGGAATGCCAACCAGTTTACCACTAAAAGAGCAAGACGATACAAGTAAAGCATCAAGTTTTACTTATCAATCTAATCCAAAACGTACTAACCATTATTAATTATGAACCGTAGAAATAGATTAAAAGCAAACCAAAAAAGCAATAAACAGATCAATATATCTCAATCAATCACATTTACTCCACCACAACGATCAAATGTTGGTATTGATAAATGGCGAAATGCAATGAAGCAAGCTGATAGAGGAAGGCGTGCACCATTAATCGAATTAGTATTAGAGATTATGGATTCTGATCCTGTATTTTCTGAAGCATGGGACAAAAGAGTACGTGCCATTACCAATGCTGATATTGTTTTCCAAGTAAAAGGAGGAAAAGAGGTTGAGGCAATGATGGATCTTATTGACACCACAGAGTTTGAAGAAACTCTAAAAGAGTTTATGTTTAGTAAACTTTTAGGTAAAACAGTTGGCGAATTAGATTTCACTAATGGTTATAAATTCACATCAATTGATCGTCGATATTTAAATACGGAAACAAAACAGATTGTTTTAAACCTATCTGATACTGTTGGTATTTCGTATGAAAATAATGATTTCCTTTTAAACATTGGTAAAGACAAAGATTTAGGTTTAGCAATGAAAGTAATTGCTTATGCTATATTCAAACGAAATGGAGGCGCCGACTATGCGCAATTTTGCGAACTTTTTGGAATTTCTCAATTAGTAGGTCTTTATGATCCTGATGATGAACAAGGTCGACAAGAAATGGAAACGGCATTCAAGAATCGTGGCTCTGGTGGATCAGTAGTCATGTCAAAAAATTCTGATATTAAAACTATAGGAAGTGAAACAAGTGGAAATACTGTTGTTCATGATAGCTTTTTAAAATGGTGTGATGAGCAAATTTTAATTGGACTTATAGGTCAGACTATGACAACTAAAGATGGTGCTAGTTACTCGCAAAGTCAAACACACGGAGATACTGAAAACGATATTAATAAAGCTGACCGTCGCTACATTCAACGTATTTTAAATGAAAAACTTTTACCTATTCTCGAAAAGCGTGGCTATCCTGTAAAAGGTGGTTGGTTCTCTTTTCCTGAGAAAGAAAAAGCATTATCAAAAAAGGAGCAACTGGAAATTGCTATTCAAATTGATGACAGAACCGAAGCTGGTATTGATGAAAAGTATTGGTACGAGAATTTTGGATTACCAAAAGGTAACAGAAAAGCTAAACCTGAAAAAGTAGAAGAAACAGAGGAAGAGCCTACAGATAACCCAAACGACAAAAAGGAAAAGAAAAAAAGTCAACCAAATTCAACAAAGACAAAGAAAGTACAAGCACAAGAACTTTCATTTTGGAATAAACTTGCTCACAATTTAAAGGATTTTTTCGCGGGCGCTCCTCGATAGAACTTACAATCTACGAGGAGCTAGATTGGCAGGCTCTTGAAAAGGAATACAAAGGAAAATGTAATCATTCTCATCATCATTTAAATGCTGATGAGAACCAACCTGATTGGGCAGATTTATTAGCGGCTCAATGGATGGACACCGTAAAGGAAGTTTATAAGCAAAAAGATATTCCTAAAGAAAAGGTTTCACGTCCAATTGTTAAAACGCAAGCTGAACGTTTTGAACAAGGTGTAAACTCTATTTTAGGAGAGGTTGATTTTGATTCACCTGAATATTATTTACGTGAAGTATTACGTAAAAATATGTGGCAATTTTCAGCAGCTAAAAATTACAATGATTGTGTAAGAATTAATAATTTACTATTAGATGAAAATGGAAAATTAAGAGGTTGGAGCGACTTTTTATTTGAAGCAAAAAAAGTAATTGGAGATTCTACTCGCTATTTAAAAACAGAGTACAATACAATAATTGCAAGCGCACAAATGAGCCGATTATGGTTCGAAATTCAACGAGATAAAGCAATTTTTCCTTTCGTTCAATTTTTAGTCGTACAAGATGATCACACAAGTGAAATTTGTAGCCCTTTACATAATCTTATTTTTTCGGTTGATGATCCAGTACTAGCTTATTATTTCCCTCCAAATCATTTTAATTGTCGTACAACGGTTAAAAAGTTACGTTACGGTGTTCCTTCAAAGGATTATTCATTACCTAAAATACCTGAAGAATTTGAAAACAATGTTGCGCAAACAGGTGAAGTGTTTACAAGTAAAAATAAATACATAGTAAATGCACCTAAAGAATTAGCAAGTGATTTAGAATATTACGAAGAAGATGGAATTCAAATATCAAATCTAGCTGAAAAATTTAGCAAAAGTAAAGTTGAGCGAGAACGTGAAAAGACAGAGTTCACTAATAGAAAAGTAGTTTCTAAAACTTTAAATGAATATTTTAACCAGGAAACATTTATTCTACCCGAAATAAAACCTGATCATTGGAGTTATGATTTTCATTTTAAAAATCAACCTATTGCTGGAAAGATTACAGACATTAAAGTTGGTGAGAGATTTTGGGAGTTAGAAAGCTATGAAGGAAAATATAAAAAGACAAAGCTTGGACGTATGATAAAACATGGACAAGAACAGTCGAATAATATTGTAATCAAATTAAACCATAATATACCTATTAATCAATTGAGCAATCAATTTGAAGAATTATTGAATCATAAAGGTTTTGAAATAACAGCAGATAAGATTTTTATTATAGATAAAAACGGTAAGTTAATCTACACATTTGATAAAGATAAATTCTTTTAAAAAAAAGTAGGACTTAATTTCTTAAGTCCTACTGCCTTTAACCTTAGCTAAAGGTGTCACAGAGTTTTAACGCCCCGTTGGTACAAATATACAACATTTTTTAAATATGATTTAAAAAACCTTTAAAAGCTATTTAAATGATAACTGATAGATTAAAAAAAATACAAGAACGTTTGGCAAATACTTTAAGAACACTTCCTCCAATACTAGGAGAGGAAGCAGTAAATTTTTCTTTAAATAGTTTCGACCAACAAGCATGGAGCGGCAATTCGCAAGAGACATGGAAAAAGCGAAAAAATCCTACCAAATGGGGCAAGTCAGATGATACAGGGCGTTCGATTTTGATTAAAACAGGTCAATTAAGACGAAGTATAAGAATAACAAGAATTAGCAATAATTTAGTTTATATTGGAGCTGGAGGAGCTGACACACCTTATGCACGAGTGCACAACTACGGATTTCGTGGAAAAGTAGAACAAAATGTTCGCCCATTTACTCGAAAAATGAAAGATGGAAAAACGCAAAAAGTAAAAGAACACAAGAGAACAATTTTTCAAAATATTCCCAAACGTCAATTTATAGGAGGTGACAAAGATTCACCATACTTGAAAGCGAGATTACGAAGAATCACAATATTAGAATTAAAGAAAATTATATAATAATGGAAGAAAATTTATTTGAACTCATTTTAGAAAAGCTAGATGAAATAAAAGAAATCAGATTTATAGATTTTGATTTAGGTCAATTGACAGAAGAAAAACCATCAATAACATATCCTGCTGTATTAATAGATATTGATTATCCTTTAACTCAAAATATTGATAAATATTTGCAGGAAGTAAGAGCAATTGTAAAATTAACAATTATCACAAAATCACTTTCAGAAACAAATAATCTTGCGTCAAAACCTACACGAAGTAAAGGTTTAGAGTTTTTAAGATTACGCCAAAAAGTTTACAAAAAATTACAAGGATTCGGAAATGAAGAAATTTTTCCACTAGAAAGAAAATCAATGAGAAATGCACAAATTAGACAAGGTCTAAAAACAACTGTCCTTCTCTTTGACACATCTTTCCATGATGATACTGCCAATTCATAAAAGGAAAGTAATCTTTTAATGTTTGAATAGTATAGTTTTCTGTTTCTAAATGGCAAATATAATCTGTATGTGCTGCCAATAAATCTGTAATACGAGATTGAGAGATAAAGAACTCTTTCTCTAGGTTCTCAAGACATTTAGAGAACTTTAAACCATTAAGTGTACTGTAATAGTAGAAACGTGCAGTTAGTAGCTTATTACGATCAGCAATAAGATTTTCGTTTCTTCCTTTTTTGATATTTACAGTAGATGTGGCTTGCATATAATACAAAATTAATAAACCCCAACTTGATTTGCAAATTGGGGTTTATTATAAAATTATACAATGTGCTACCAATCTGATTTTTGACTAGCATTTTTTACGTCTTCTATAAAACTGTTAGCAAAATTATTCAAATCTTCAACCGCTTTATCAATTTTTACAATTCCTTTCTTATTATAAATTCCAAAATAACTACCATCTAAAGAAGACCCTCCATTTAATAACATTATTTGTTTTTTACCATAATCAAATGTATATAATTCAAATGTTGGTGCATCAACTTTTATTTTACCATCTTTAAAAGATAGAACTATGTTGTAATGATTTTTGAAAGAATGAGCTCCAGTTCTTCTTATTTCTTTAGCCGCTAACGCATTTAAAGTAATAGTTTCGGGTTCAACACCACTTACAACATCTTTTGCTGATTTATACTTTTTATTAAGCATTATTAAAGTTTGCTTGTATAGTTCAGCTTGTGTTTTTCCTGTTTCTTCAATGACAATATAATTCTTTGATTTATCTTCAGCATTAACAAATCCTGATGAAGTTAATTCAAACTTTTGACCAAAACTAAAAGACGACAAGAGTAATATTAAGTATAAGTATTTCATTTTATTGATTGTTTCTCCAAAAATACAATTTTGATTTTATTTATTTCTACGGTTTTCCTTTTTATAAAAAGAATGATAATATTATATATTTGGAAAAATTTAAAGAAAACATGAAAAATTACTTTAATAAAACTAATATCAGTATACTATTATTAATTTCTATAATACCAATTACTTTTTATTTTATTCATTTTTTCTGTAATGGCATCTCAAAAAATCCCGAAGATTGGGCACTGTTTGGTGATTATGTTGGAGGTGTAAGTAATTTAATTCTTGGTGTATGTAATATTATTATTACAGCTTATATCGCTTATTTAATTGGGAAGGTTGACAAAAAGAGACATAAGAAGCAAAAAGAATTAGATAATTTAAGACATCAACAAAGTTTAGATTTACAAGAGAAATTATTTGAAAGAAATTTAAAAGAAAACGCTTATAAAGAGTTTAATATTTTAATAAATTCTAATAAAATTAGCCCGTATGAAACTAAAGAATATTTAGAATATCTTTATGATTTTTATTTTAAAATATCCAATTATTATTTTACAAACTCACATATTTTTGATTCCATAAAAAAATGTGAATTAGAAAGAAAAACATCTGAAATATTAAACAAACTTATCACTGATTTAGATGATTTTGATCAAAATAAAGGTATTTATTATAAAGACAAAAAAAATATGATTGACATATTCAAGGAAAGGAATAAACTTTTTAGTGATATCAATTTCTATTTTATAGAAGAAATGAAAAAAGAAACTCATTAAGAGTTTCTTTTATCCTGTTCCTTATTACAAATCTTACAATAAGGCGGTTCATATTGTCCTGCTAATGAGTCAGAAACCCATTCATGATCACAAATATTTTGTAAACTTTGAATAGCTACATCAACATTAAAAGCGTGTGTATCGGCTTTCTTTTTCTCAGCTTTAAGCTCTTTGAATATTTCTTTAGTTAGTTTCATTCGGAGGATCTTTTTCTAAATATAAAAATGTAATTGCTAACATTCCGTAGATAATGGATATTAATCCTCTAGTAGTTTCATTCCATTTAGCAATATTAAAATCTGCCTGAGCAAAAGCACCTATCAAATATAAGATAATTGCCAATCCTATTAGTTCTGTAATTATTCTAATTCTTTTCATAATTCTTTTTTTGTTGGTTCAAAGAAGCCAATTATTTTAAGTTGGCTTTTTTAGTCCTATTTTTACTATTCCATCTTTCTAAAGCAAATTTTGCTTGATCTTTAGTACCATAACAAAATTTTCTCTGTACTTCTTTTGTTATATACCATTCGTCAGCTGAGTCTAAATCCAACATTTTCCAACCATGTTTTGATAATCTTCTGACACAATAAGTACCATCTTTAAGCTTAACAACTCTTAAAAATATTTCTATTCCCATCGTTTTTGGTTTAAATAAGTTTCTGCATACGGCATTGCAGTACCGTCTAATTTCTTTTTATCTCGTTCCTTTGGTAAGTGTAATAATGCGGCTAATTGCTCCAATGGCTTTAATTTCTCATATCTTTTTTTGGAAACAGACTTTGTACCATGCTTTCCATATTCCTCCCAAAACCTGTCAAATGATAAATCAGCTGGAACTTCTTCTACTTTAAAGTCTTTTGCTTTATCCAACCACTCTTGCATCATATCAAGATTATAAGGTAGATTAAGATAAAAGAACTTTACTATACCAATTATTGTATTGGATATATTTATTGAGAAATTAAGTAAATAACCATTTAGATTATATTCATAAATAACTTCTCCTGTAAAACGATCACTCGTTACGATGTATTTCTTTCCTTTCATAATTGCTCATGAATTTGATTTGCTACTTTTGAAACTACCATATTGATATATGGACTATCACTCTCTACATTCTGAAAATCACGTAAAATAAAATGTAATGCGTAAGCTTGATGATACTTTAAAGTGATTTTGAAAGCCTTTACATTCATTCGCTCTGTAACAAACTTCTTTAAGAGTTTTTCTGCTAATTCAAACAAAATAGATTCTACCAACTTGGTTTCAGGAGTTGGAATGCTTTGTTGATTTATCCTATTTTCAATTATTTGATTGATAATACTCAACTCATCATTCTTAAGTGAGAATTTTATCTTTTGCATCTAATCATAATCTAATTCATCAATAGTATAACTCCAATCACAAGCATCATCTTCTTTAAAATTCTCATTCAAAAATTCTAAAACTTCTGGTGAATTAAATTCTAATTTAGAACCATTAACATCGCCACCTCTTTCATATATTTTCTCTAATTCGTTAAAAATATTATTAGTAACTTCTAAATCACTAAGTGTAACCTCATAAGTAACTTTAACTGTTATTTCATTTATCTTTTTCATCTTATTTCCATTTAGATTTAATCATATTTTCAAGTGCTTTAATTACTTTGGATATATCCTCGTAATTCATATCTTTTAACTTCTTACCCTGTACTGGGCATCTAGGAGATTTTATCCATCCACCTAACCTCTGTAAGTCCGCATAACCTGTATTTTCATCAATCCAATCTAATTCCTTAGCTAAGGATAAAATTTTCATGTGTCTAGGGTTATTTTTGTCAAAGAGTGCATAAGAAGTATTATCTGCAACTCTACCAGTTTGAAAGAAAGTTATTACATCGTCAGCTTCATTTTTCGATAGTTCTTTTACAGAACCTATTTCACGAAAAAAGAACTCAGAAAAGAACTCTAACCGCTCATCACGGCTAGAGAATTTTCCACTACAAATCGTTTGAATGATTTGTATTTGGTTTGGGTTTATTGTCGCCATATTCAAATAGGTTCAAATGAAACAATCTTGGAAGCATATTCAATAGCTTCTACAGGATCAGTAATATTTAGCCATACAAAACAAAAACCTGTATAAACGCAAAAACCTTGATTAATTCCTGTATTACCAATTAGTAAAGCTGGTAAATCTTCCTCAGCTAAACCATTTTCTTTCATCACCTCTTGCTTAATATCATCTTTAATTAAACATTTTGAATAATAAAACATTTGATCTATTTTTTCATGCTCAAATCCAAGTGGCAAAAATGTTGAATCATTTTCTTTATAAAAACTTTCTTTATCCATTACTCTAAATTTTTAAATTCAACTTTAATCTCTTTTTGAATAGCATTTAAATGCTTTTTAAAAGCATCTATTTCGAAATATTCGAATTTGATTTCGGCAATCCATATTCCTTGTTTATCTTGATAAACAGCTTTGCCATTTACTAAATATCCTTTATCTGATAGTTTTGTGATTTGTATTGGCATTTTCTTATCTATAAAAAGTTCAACAATATTTTCAATTGGGTAAGCAACAATAGATTTTCCATTATTGATAACAATTTCCTTTTCTCGGATTGAATGAAGAATTCCTCTCTCTTCACCATTTTTAAATCGCAACAAGATCGTTTGATTAGAAAATGAATTATCTAGCTCAGAAATTGGGGTTTTATGCAATGCAATCTTTTGACCTTGCATTTCAGTAACAATTAATGCTACTGTATGTTTTCTTACTGTAGTCATGACTATCTAATTTTAATTAAAATTGAAACAATACTTTGTCTATTCCCTCTTTTTTGAATACCTAAATAATCACATATTTCATTTGCTATTTCTATATTAGATAAATCTGAAAGCAACAAACTCTTTATCTTTTCTTCTTGTCCTTTAGTGAAATCTGGCCAATAAATAGCTTTTAAAATTTCTGATATTACTTGATCTTGATTTTCCATAATTAATCGTTGTTTTGTTTGTTAGAATTCTTGTGAAGTTTGTAAATCCACAGCGCCACAATAACGCTGTAGATTACTATTGCTATAATGGTGTTCATTAAATTGTAAATCTAAATTCAAGCTTTACAGGTGGAGTGTCATCCTCTGAAATAAATTTCCATCCAGAAACAAACATTGAATTTTTACGTTTCTGTTGAGCATCAAAAATGATTTGTAGACCATCATTAAAACGCTCATCATTAAAATCATCTTTTAATTTTGAGAGTTCAATTATTTTGGAAGGATTTAACATTCCTGTCTTAGCATTTGGCTTAAGAAATGTTTCAGAAATCTTAGCTAATTTCTTTTTCTTGTTATCGTCATCCTCATCGGATAATTCATTAATAACTTCCATTATCATTTTAACACCTTCGCTTTCTGTACCATCAAAACCAATTGTAACATTGTAACCAATTGTAATACTAGCAGAACCATCAGGCAAAGTAGATGTATGTGATTCTTGTTCCAAAGCTTTGGTTCCATAAATGTTAGACTTCAATTCTAACAATGGTGTAAATTCTTTCCAAAGATTTTCAATTGCTAGACCAGTTGCTCCCTTGTGAGTTATCCAAAAGTCTATATTACGATTAACAAATTCTGTTGAAATCTCTTTAAATGCTTTTCTATCTTCAGATTTTGTCTTTTTTTCAATTTTATCAAGTTCTCTTGCCTGATTAACAAATTCTGCACGTTCTTCTGCTGATAATTTTGTAATGTCTATTGCCATGATTTTTATTTTGTAATTATTAATTCTTTTTCTGTTGTTTCTGAATTCTCTTGCCAGTAAGCGAATACTCTTACATAATTATTTATTTTTAACTTCAGTAAAAGTTCTTTGATAGTTCGATACAATGGTTTTGAGAATTCAATTCGACCATTTATCACTTTATGTATCTCACATCGTTCTGTAAGTGTTAATACTCTTTGTCCATGCGTATCATAATTAAGCACTAAGAGCAATTGTTCTTGATTAAATTTTATTTCCATTAGATAAAAATTCCTATTTGTTGATAAATTTGGGTAGGACAAGAGTTAATTATTGTTTCTGAATTATACTTATCCAATACATTGGCTAAATCTGTATAATAATGCAATTCAGCTATTGCAGTTCCTGACATTGGAGCATCGATATTATTCAGAATCCAATCATCTAAAACCTTGATGCGTTCTAGCAATTCTTCTTTATTCAAGTATTCTTTGTCCATTTGATTTTAGATTATTGATTAGTGTTATTGGGTATATTTCTTCTAGTTGGAAAGCTAATAACTCAAAAACTTCAAATAATTCGTTAGGAGCTTCATCTCCAAGACTGTTGATATAGATTCGGTTCTGTTTATAAAATTGCTCTTCTACTTTTTCGAACTGTGCTTGATACCAATTCCAAATTGGTTCGCTTCTACTTAAATCTTCTAGTAAAACACAATGATCATGTGCTTTTACCATTGCCCATCGCTCGAAAAAACATCGCATTTGATTTCTCCATTGGAGAGAAGTAAAGCACATTGCTGCTTTTATCTGAATTTGTATTGTTTGGTGATTCATAGTTGTAATTTTTAGTTGTTAGTTCCGTGATATAGAAGTCCTTTTTTATCATCTATTAAATATTCGCCTCCCAATCCATCACGATTGGTTACGATAGCTTTAAGACCTACGACATGAAAAATTCTTTTTGAAAGCTTTTTTACCAATCGCCCTAAAGCTCCTACAGGTTCTTTTCTCTCTTCATGAGCCAAAATGATGAAAGTGATTTTTGGAAAATCTCTAGTTAACTGCAAAATCATTTTCTTATCTATTTCGCCATCATAAGCCGTTAAATTGTCAATGAAAACTACTTTTGGAAATTGTCTTCCTTTAAATTGCTCCAAATATTCTTCGAATAAATCGTATGGATAAGCCATAAATTTGTGTTGTTTTACATCTATCCCAATTCGCAGACATCTTTGTTGAAATGATTTATCAGTTCCCTCTTCTGCGCTGATATAAGCAACTTTTTCTAAGGTTGATAAGTATTTGGCTAATGATAGTGCTAAAGTTGATTTTCCGTTCTTTTCTAAGCCATAAATCAGCCAATAACCACCTCTTTCGGGTTCACCAAGTATATCTTCCCATATTCCTTCAAATTCAAATGTTTTAAACTTCTTCTCGTAAAGCTGTTTTGGTGATAATCCTCTTGCCATTATTCTCTCACTATTTCAATTAATGTTTTTAACTTTCTTAAGGTTGCTTGCTTATCCAAACATTGCTTAATAAGTTTGTTCACTTTTGCAGTATCTTTTATTTGAGCAATTGCAACGGTTCCAATTAAATCAGTATAAAACTCTGTACGCGCATCTTTACCAGTTGGTACAAGTGTTATGAATTCGTCAGAGAAGCGTGAGAAAATTTCAGCGTAACCAATTTTATCGTTTTCCATTCCTCGTTTAATTTTTCTCTGTAAGCCTTGAGCTCCCATCATATACCAACCGCAAGAACCAACAGTTGCATTATGTATAGATTTGATTTCTAAGAAAGCATGATATTCTAAATCTCCTGCCTCATCAAGAACAATAAGAGGCTTATCCAAAACAGTTATGTAGTATTTTATATCCTCTAGTATTTCGGCAAATTTTCCGTGACCTTCTAATCCGATAGTTTTAGCAAGGGCTTTTATAAAAGCGAATTTTGTTTTAGTTTGTGAACAATCGATGTAAAAAGCATTTTTCATATTACTAACAATATGTTTTGAACAAAATGTTTTACCAATTCCACAGTCATCAACTAAAATCATTGATGAACTATTTTCTTTACAGAAGTATAGATTATCTTCAATCTCATTGTAAACTGATGTACGTGTAACTTTCCAATTTTGTTGATGACGTGAAACACCTAATTGTCTTCCTATTCTCAAATAATTTGAGTCACTTATTTTACCCTCTAAATCTTTTGAGTTAAAAATGTTACTCAATATACCTTCGTTTAATCCTATTGTTTTTGAATAGGCAGAAGTTGAACCTCCATAATTTGATCTATCAGCTTTTATAGCTTCAATAACATTATTTTTAAATTCTTGTGGGATTTTAGATTCCATAATTCTTTTTTATTGGAAAGCACTTCGCCAACTTTTTACATTGGACTGATTGCTTTGATTAAACATTAATTCATTTTCAACCTCTTCAATATCGTCTTCAAATATTTCAGGTTCTTCGATCTCCTTAACCTCAAATTTTCTATTTCTGTTAAAAGAGAAATTGTTATTAACACGTGTTGGAGTTCTATCGATAATATTTATATCTTCTATTCCTTTTAATTTTTCACGTGTGTACATTTCAACAGTCATTGCATAAGAACTCTGTAATGCCATTGCTTCTCTACAAGCGTCTGTTTGTTCTACTTTTGCACGATTATAGCGTGGCATTTCCATTACTTCACAAACAAATTTGTCATTTAGATAAGCGTAAGCTTTCATTACATTACCTTCCTTATCGTCTAACCAGTAGATTTCTAAATCTTTTCCTTCAATCATTCTCATCTTTTCGATTAATGATTCGCCAGTAAGTATTTTTCCATTTTCAGCAATTGCACGCTTACGTCCTTGTAAATTAATTTTAGCGACGTTACATGATGTTTTTGTATAATGACCTATAAATGGTAGTATTCCATGCCAATTAATCGGTTTAAGATCATTAGATTGATTCTTTTCGAAATAATCCCATCTTGATAAAGAATTATCTTTCGGATGTGGACTATTGTTCCAATTTTCAATCTCCACCAAACGATCATCAACTAATTGATTGTACGGAATGATGATTTTGTCTTCAGTACTCTTTTGGTTTGATTCTTTTTTAGCAGTTGGACGAGCAATCCATCCTAAAGCTTTCTTTTCTTCGCCATAACGAACCATTCCAAAAACTCGCTCTATATATTTTCCACGTGCGTTATTTGCTTCTATCCTTACATTCTGGAACATATGACCAGGTTTTAGCAACGTATCACGATAACTACTATTCAATGAACTCTCACACTCTAATTCGTAGGGAAGAGGTAAACCCCATGCAACGTAATTCCTTACCATTTCTCGGTAAAACTCAACGATTAAACCTTCTTTTGATTTACCCCAAACAACTGTCGTAAATGCTTGTGAAGCCACATCCAAACCAAGATAAAACCACATCCTTTTTCCTTTGTCATACCAAAATGGTGGCTGACGGTCATCAATGGACATTAGCGAACCTGAGAAAACAGGTAAATCCATTTCAGCAGCAGGAGTAAATTTGGAAATATACTTTTGACGATCACCAGCGCGACTTCTTTGCGTGGCAATTGCATTCTCCCATTTGTTGATATAGCTTACAATTGTGGAACTTGATAATTTTTCGAATTCTTTAGGATCGTATAATTCACCAGTATTTGAATCGTATATCTCTGCATAACCGTTAATGAACGCTTCGTAATTTCTTGCAACTTCTGTTGGTGTTGGTTTATGTTTTTGATTTTTAAACAAGGCATTTAAAACCATTTCAATTCGTGCACTTACTTTTCTTGCATTTTGTGTCGATTTCCCCTCAGGGTCTTTTATCAATGGATAAAACAAATCTTCTTTGCAAGCTTTAAACAAATCCTTAAATCGTATAGATGTAGGAAGTGTATGTGTTTGCTCATAATTCAATTTCAAATAATGTTGAAAATCAATCATGTCTTTTATCAACGTGTCGTAGATTCCACGTGTAGAACCTTTCAATTTTACACGTTCAGAAATTCGAGCCTGCTCCAACTTTATAACTGCTTTCATAACTGAAGCATTCAGAACATATTTATCTTGTTCCTCATTACTTAATGCAGAACCAGCTCTTTTAAATTTCGCATAATAGGTGGGTGCATCCGCATCCCATTCAAAGAACATCTCTAAAGGGTTATCCACTTTTCGAGGATCACCCAAAGCCTCTTGTATTTCATCTTTCAGCGAATCGAAGTCTACTAACATTTTTCGCCCGTTTCCTCCGAGTTGCAATCGCTTAATACCATAAGGCTTTTTTTTGTAGCGATTTAATTCTGACATCAAAGAATTTATTGAATTCCAGAATCGAGGAACTAACTCCTCTTTTTCAACCGCTACCTTGTTATTTGTCCATAAATAAGGCATAGCGTATTTTTATATTTTGTTCCCTTAATCGGAATCGAACCGATGACGCATCAAAGAAATTTGACCGCTCTAACCTCTGAGCTATAAGGAAAAACCAATTAATCTTCTTGATTAAATCTTTCAGTTAGTGATTTTAAATAATCATCTATTGCTATTTGTTGTATTTTGTTCACTATCGTCATTCTGATAATCTTTTATAAGTTGATCTCTATTATTAATTATTTTTTCTAATGCCTCTAAAGCTTCAGAATCTCCTCTTCTGCATCTCATTCTCGCACTGTCTGGACTGTTAACACCTAACATTTTCGCAAGCGTAATGTAGTCACCTGTCATAATTTTTGGTTTTAATTGTTCGTATATCATAACATTACTAATATTTTATATATCTTTGTTCTATTGTTCGTACAAATATAAACGAAGATTTTCGTAACAACAAAATAAAAAACGATGAATTTCGCTACAACTAAAGAAAGAATTATACAATATATTGATTATAAAGGTTTTACAATTAAAGATTTTTTAACTAAAACTGATATTAAACGTGGTTTTTTAGATTCTGATAAATTAAAATCAACAGTTTCCGATGTTTTTATTGCTAAAATAATCGCTTCTTACCCTGAGATTAATGTAAAATGGTTATTAACTGGAGAAGGTGAAATGGAAAAAAACGATAATATTAGTAATGAAAGTGTTATTACTAAACCTTTATCATCGTTTAGAAGAACTAAAGACAAAAAATATCCTAATCAAGAAATTCCTTTGTATGATTTCGAAGCATCTGCTGGATTAAAAGAATTATTTGATACTGACGCCCCACGAAAAATTTTAGATACAATAAGAATTCCTAATTTACCGAAATGTGATGGTGCAATTTCTGTTACAGGCGATAGTATGTATCCATTGTTAAAAAGTGGTGATATAATACTTTACAGAGAGACTGATCTTCAAAATATATTTTTTGGTGAAATGTATTTATTAAGTGTTCAACTTAACGAATGGGAGGAGTATATTACAGTAAAGTATGTACAACGTTCTGAATTTGGAGAAGAATATGTAAAATTAGTAAGTCAAAACCACCATCATCAACCTAAAGATATACCTGTAAATAAAATAACCGCATTAGCTCTAATTAAAGCAAGTATACGCATTAACACAATGATGTAG